CAAAGTCGATCATCTCTTCTTTCTCAACGGCTACAGGTTCTACTGTGCCAAAGATTTCTTCTTAGCAGCGGTAAGGATCTGTTGATAGCTTTCCAGTGCAACAGAAGCTTCTACGATCTCTTCAATTTCATGGTCAATGAACTCAGCTGCCTTTTCATCTTCGACTAGACCAAAGTCGATCATCTCTTCTTTCTCAACGGCTACAGGTTCTACTGTGCCAAAGATTTCTTCTTCGTTTTGCATGATTAAACCCTTTGGGAATTCGTGGCGGTTTTAACTTCGTGATCGATAATCTTCAGGTGTGCTTCGATGACACGACCCAGATACCGAATGATACTCGAGTTATTGTTATCAACTTTCGCAGTGTTCTGTAGGACCGTAGTGATCATGGCGTTAGCATTCTGCTGCTTCTCCTCATCTCCGTCTTTGGCCTTAGCTTCTAATTCATCAGTAGCCTCAACAACTTTGTTGATCGATGTTTCGATACGTGCAGATACTTCCTCAAGTTTCTCTGCAACACCAATGATGTTGATGAGATGATCCAATACCTGGGTAAGCTCACCAGAACTACGGACCTTACGAACAACTTCTTCATCGACTACTCGTGCTTCAACTTCAGCGATCGAATAGTTATAACCTGATTCATCCGGCACAATCATTACGTTGCCTGGGTAAGTCTGATTATCAATGTTCGAGAAATTCAACGGAGCCAACGATTCCTGTACGGCCTTAACCATAGTGGTAGCGTCATGACTTGGATCGAACGATTTAACTACAGAAGCCAGTTCTAAATAGAAGTCGTTGATTGCATCAGGATAAGCAACTGCACCAAAGTTAGCCAATGCACGGAGCTGGGTAAAGTTACCGTTACCAAAGTCTCCTTGAATGGAAACCTGTTGAGCAAGTTTGGCTGGGATGTGAACTTCGGTGTTGGTATCAGGTACGGATTTGACAGTACCTTTCAGGGTCTCTACTTTCTCTCGCAGTTTGGAGAACGAGGTCAGTAGTGCACCTACTTGGTTACGGACCATCTCGTAGATCTTTTTCAACCACTCCTTAAAGCGGGCGATAGCTGACGATACTTTAGAACCGATAGAACTCGAGTCTTCCATACTCAGTGCCAGTGACACGGCGTTCTTCAAATCAGTATGGCTTTCTAGAGAAGCTGTTTCTTCACCGATGTAGCGAGAGATTCGAATGACGTCATGGCCGACAACAATAGCTGCTTGACGGGACAACCCACCTGCTGCTAGTTGACGATACTCTTCAAGTGAGACTAACATCTCCCCGAGAGTTCTTAATTTATTTTGAAGCCGAATCCTTTCAAGTTCGAGGGACATTTGTGTTACCTGCGATTTCGTTTTTAGTAGGTTTACGGAGAGGAGGTTGGTATGCCTGTAGCTCCAATTCAGCAACATACGTTAAACCACCTAGAGTCCTCAAAACCCCAGCCAGCGCGTTGTTGTAGTCGGTGACCATACGAGAGACATTGTTTATCATCAATGTAACCGATTGGACAATGTCCGAAATAGCAGGACGACCCTTAACAGATTTGTTTTCATCGTCTTGTTTATCGGCATCATCAGGTTCAGCTTTAAACTGACCTGCTTTAGTTCGAACTTTCTCACCAGAGATCTGGATCTTACGAAGTGACTGAGCTAACTTAGATTCGTATCCCTTCCGAGATTGGAATCGTTTAGACAGAGCCAACAGTTGACTGAGCCGTTGTTGGATCGAACCCATCTTATCCACTTCAACGACCAAGCCATCTTGGCCAGGGCCTTGCAGTTCACGGACGGTGTAATAACGGAAAGAGAAATCTCGAACCGTATTAACCATTGCTGCCCAGTTCATTACCTTATCGTCCTCACCTTCATGTTCAATAGGACCAGACGCATAAAGCGATTTGTTCCCTTGGACTGGAGGCGTACGATATAGTGGCGAAGCTACACGAATACGATCGTCTTGTTCTACTTGCTCAGCCTTAAGCATCCACGATGGTGGTGTTAGCTTAGAGAAGTCAATACCGGTTTCTTCTGTGAAGTCATTGTTGAACGTAAGCTTGTCAAAGACTTTAGACACTTCGTCGATGTACTTCAAGAACACTTTGTCATAGAAAGCAAAAGCAGAGTTCGCTAACGTGATGACCCGTGTAATATCTTTCGGTTCGTATTGACCATCGATATTGAACTTCTTAGGAGACCGCAATGTGAACTCGCTCTTATAGGGCGGGTTCTTTATGGCCTGAGACTGTTCATACAGCATGTTGACTTTAGCAGCGAGCTTATCAGCCCCCACGTTAATCACACGTGCATACTCGATCGTTTCAGTTTGGA